GATCATTTTTTTCATCCTTTCATGTGCGCTCCGCCTCCAGTCACGGACAGGGGAAGGGAGGACGGCGGGCGTGAGCTTACCGCCCGCCTTCCTTTCCCCCGTGACCGTCAGGGACGGGACACCGTTTACATTACGTAGTAATGTACCGTTGTCTGTCCCTTGGACAAATTCGATTGTTTATCGAGTTTGTCTGTCCATGTGCCCCAAGGGACAAATACGATAAATTATCGTGTCTGTCCCTTGGACGGACAAGGACAAACAATCGTATTTGTCCCTGTCTATCTCCGGAAGACGCAGCCATTTTTAATATAAAAATCTTCGTGTTCCCCGACACGCCGGCGTACCGTTTTATCTGCTGTGCCGAGGTATCCGGCAAGATCTGAAACGGTTACACTCCCGCCGGTATTGCAAGCGTTAAATGCAAATTCAAACCTCGCTTTGCGGTCGTCTGCGAGCTCTTCTTTGCTTTTTTTATTGCCAAAATTCCGCTTGTACGGTGAGCCCTTTGCAGTGCTGCCGGCGTCGGAAGTGAGGTCTTTCAGGATGCCGGTTTCGTCCGGCAGGTGACGCGGATAGTCAAACCACACGTTGACAGGATGGAATGACGGAAATTCGCGCATCGTGCCCTCCAGACGCCACGCAGACCGCGAGGCAGCCTTCCGCTCGGCGGCGGCAATCGTGCGCTCCAGAAGGCCGCTGTCGGCGATCCTGGCGCTGCAGATATCCTCCATGCGGGAGCGGCTGAGCGCGTCGTCCTGGCTGACAAGCTCTTGCCAGCCTTGCACGTTGTTTTTCAGTAGCTTTATAAGCGCGGCGCATACCTCTTTGTTTTTCTCCTGCTTCTCAACAGCCTCCGTGAGATCCAGCTCGATCATGTCGATCAGAGCGTCAGGGTCTCGCGCGAACACGCCAGAGCCGGAAGCGCGGTCCATACTGCGTTTTCCGCCCTGTGAGCCCTTTGAGTGATGATGGCAGTAAATCACTGCTGCATCCAGCTCCGTGGCCACACGGTCAAACTGATTGCAGAATGCGGCCATCTGATCGGCGCTGTTCTCGTCGCCGGTAATGATCTTATAGATCGGATCGATGATGATAGCAATGTAGTTTTTCTTTGAAGCGCGGCGGATCAGCTTCGGCGCGAGCTTGTCCATAGGGATTGATTTGCCGCGGAGATTCCAAATGTCGATGCTGTCCAGATGCTCCGGACGCCAGCCGAGGGCGGCGTAAATGTCCCGGAAGCGATGCAAGCAGCTCGCTCGATCCAGCTCCAGATTGACATACAGCACGCGGCCTTGGGCGCACTTCCAGCCGAGCCATTCCCGGCCTTCGGCGATAGCGCAGCAGAGTTCGATCAGCGCGATACTCTTGCCCGCCTTGCTTGGGCCAACGAGCAGCATCTTATGTCCCTGCCGGAGGATACCGTCAATCAGAGGTGGGGACAGCTCCGGCATATCATCCCATACAGCTGCCAGACTGTCGGGGTCCGGCAGATCGTCGTTGATACTTTCGATCCAATCCCGCCACTCCTGGAAGCTCTCTTTACCGATGTTGGTGTCCATGAGGAACTGCTTGTGATCTCCGCGCAGGACGCCAGGCATCCGGCTAAGACGTGACGGGTTTTTGTTTTGCGTGTCGCAGTCAAAGCCGTTTTTCTTCAGGATAGTATAGAGATAATCCACGCGACGCCGATACTCTTCGTACGTCGCCGCTTCGATCTTTACGATTGCATGAACAGACTTTCCGCCGGAGAACACCAGGCAAGCGACGGGAAGCTCCAGCTCGCGGATGATGGCGTTCTGCTTCTCGAGCTCCATGCTGTCGGATTCCACGAGGGCATAGCGGAAGTCGGTCACATTCTCGTTCTTGACGCCTCTCCCGTCCAACGGGTTGAAACGGATCCACGCGCCGGCGGCGGGATTATAGTCGCCGAGCACAGCGCCAACGTCCCCACCGCACTTGGCCAGCTCCTCGATCAGCTGTCCGGCGGTGCGGTCGTAGCTGCCCTTTGTCGGCAGGTACTTGCCGTCCTTTTCCCATGTCTGGGTAACATAGCCGACGTTTTCGCCTGCCTCGAAGAGTGTCTCTAGGTATCGAATGATGTGGTCAACAGGATTCCAGGTATCTGGTTCTTTTACTTCGCGGCCTTCGAGCCATGCGGTGTCCGGCACAACAACGCCCTCGCGAGCGCCGATGGTGCTATTCCAATCTAGCTCGAAATCGTCAGCGCCGC